GGTTGGTGCTGGTATTATACACTCTACTGATTCGGTAATCGAAAGGTCTGGTGATTATCGGTCTTTCTTTAAGAGGCTTAATGAATCTAAGGATTTTACAGACCTAAGTCGTGCGCACTCAACCAACTTAAAAGAGGCTATAGCATCAATGAAAGCTGGAATTTCACCCGTGGTCATTGACAACACTCATATCAAGATGAATGAGGCCAAGCCATATGTTGAAGCTGCATTAAAGATGGGTTATGCTGATGAGAATATTAGGTTTATTGATGTTGGTACTAGAGGTCTTACAGCTGAAGTATTGGCAGAGACAAATACACATGGTGTCCCATTGGAAAAGATAAAGCAAATGATTGCCTCACATCAAGGTCAAGGTGAAATGACACTTAAAAAGGTTTTAGAATCTAAGGATATGTACAAGGAATCAAATGTTTTATATTCGGCAGTGGTCTTAGATAAGGCATCACATAATGCTTTGGTTGACAAATTTAAGGATTTGATACCAAGTGGATGGGGCATCTTCGCACATCATATGACAATAGTTTTTGGAAAGGGTCTTGAGGATAAAGCTGAGCTTGGTAAAGAGGTACGTCTTAGTGTAACTAAGGTTGGCCTGTCTGATATGGCAATGGCGGTTATGGTTGATGGATATCCATCCAAGAATGCGATTCCACACATAACGCTTGCCGTTAATCCAGATGGAGGTAAGGCAGTCATGTCTAACGATATAACCAAATGGCAAAACGTAAAGCCGTTTTTTGTTAGTGGTATAGTAACCGAAATATTAAAGAATGCATAGGACAAAATGTCTTGGGTAATATTTGGATGGATTTAAGGACGGAGTATAAAGAGAAAGCATAATATGGATAATGATAATTCGGAAAGGCGCTTAGATGTCGCAACCAAGCTATCACAGATGGGTGAGGCGTTAATAAGTGAAGGTAATAAAACCAACGATAAGATACTATACGAAGGTGGTTGTTTTTTACGACTAATCAGTAGCGTATTATTATCTGAGAAAGATACCGATGACTTCGCTAATATTTGTTCAATGTATTCCGCAAAGAAGATGTTTGACGGGTTAAACCAACGAAATAGTGATTTAACAGATTTCTTAGATAAGAATATATCTTAAATCAGATTTTTTTCATGTTGTCCTTAAATGGACAAAAACAATAATAATATGTTAAAGATACAAGAATACCTTATAAAGAATGGTCTAGCAAAAGCCATAAAAGAATTTAATCTTAAGACAAGAATCTATAATTCAAAGATTCTATTGAAGTATGACCAATTATCGTCACCAACACTTATGGCTAAGCCAGAGGTTCAAGAGTGTCGTGGTCTTGTCTTAGAAAAGGATACTTGGAAAGTTTTAAGCATGTCATTCACTAAGTTCTTCAACTCAGAAGAAGGCAACGCACATAAGATAGATTGGAATACAGCTCATGTTTTAGAGAAGCTTGATGGGTCGCTACTTCACGTTTATTTCGACTGGACAACCAATACTTGGTTTGCTGGTACAACTGGTACTGCTGAGGGTGAGGGTGAAGTAAACAACAAGATGGGTACTACTTTTAACCAATTGTTTTGGGATACACTTAAAGAGAAGTATGGCTTAGAAGCTAATAAGTTTACCAAGGGTAATACTTATGTCTTTGAATTATGTACTCCGTACAACATAGTAGTGAAGCCACATGGTGAATCTTCAGCAACGTTGTTAACTGTAAGAAACTTGGATACACTTAAAGAGGTATCATTTGATGAATTAACTAAGATAGCTGATTCATTAGGTGTACCACGTGTTAAGTCGTATGATTTAAATACCAAGGACGTGGGTTCATTATTGCGCACCTTCGAGAATATGCTTTGGCATGAAGAAGGTTATGTTGTGGTAGATGCCAACTTCAATAGGGTTAAGATTAAGAATCCAGCGTATGTTGCAGTTCACGGATTAAAGGGTAAAACTGCTGAACATAATATAATGACTATTGTTGTTACAAATGAAATTGAAGAATTTGGTGCCGTATTCCCAGATAGAAAAGTAGAGCTTTATAGATTAAAGGAATCATATGATAACCTAATCATAAAATTAAATAATATTTGGGTTGAATTATCAGAATGTAAGCCAAAAAATATAACATCAAATGAAAAAAAGAAATACGCACAAGCTGTGTTTGAAGTTTGTGGTAAATATAATTTGAAACAATTTACTGGTTTATTTTTTGGTTTGGCTGATGGTAAAATTACGTCAATCGAAGAGTTCGTATCAAAATACGATACAAAACTATTATATAAAATGTTATAACATTTTAACAAAAATTTTTATTTCATCTTTTGATTTAAGTGGGAAGAAACTGTAGTTAGGTAAGGCTTTAGCAGCTTCCCACTTATTATCGTTTATCATTTTAAGTAAATAGTTTTTTCCGTTATTATCGTAGGTCCAACTAGATTTAATTTCTATTATTTTTTTTCTTGATTTAATTATAAAATCTGGAAAATAAATCTTTGGTTTACCCTCATTATAATATTTAATAGCGAATCCATTTTCTAAATCATTTATATCAAATAATTTTTCAAATTCGGTTATAAATAATAATTCATATGTTCCTCTGTAATAAAGATGTTTATATTTTTTTAAACCATAGCTGTTTAATTGTTGTTTTTCAAAAATTTCTTTATTTTGCATCACATGCTCAACACCATATTTTTTAATGCATGTCTCAATAAACTTATCGTGATTATTGTAATTTTCATCACCGTATTTATCTAACTTTGTTTTTTTACCTTTATCTGGATTTACAAATTTAGGAGAACCATATTTGATTTTTTTTGTTTCTTCTGATTTTTTAATAAAGTCTTTTGAAATAGTATAAGAACTAACCCCATGGTTTTCAAGCATACTTTGTTTTATTTTTTCTTTAACACTAGATAAAGAATTAGTTGATTGGGTGCCATAATTCACTAAATTAGATTCCTTTGTTATTTTAGACCTTAACTTATAATCACAACCTAATGAACATGTGCTAAGCAGCCTAAATTCCTTATTATGTTTTCTAACAGGGTTATCACAAATAACACATTTTGGGTATTCTTTAATATCGTTGACAATCATTTTTATCCTAATTTGGGTCTCAGTACCATCGGGACAAAAATTAGTTAATTTTACTATATCATTAACTTGTTTATTAGTTAGTTTTTTTATAAATTGCCCATTAAGGCCACCATCAGTGGTAATTGCATTACTATTTAATAAGTCTTTCATATGGTTAAGGTTATTTATAAAACTATGTTCATTATCTAAGATAGTAATAAATATAGCGAAGTAATTAAAAAGTCAATTTTTAATTTTAAAAACGTTTGTTAATACAAAATATTTTATGTACCTTTGTCACTATAAAAACTAGAAACATACAGCCAGCTGAAACCAAGAAATATGCTACAGCAGTATTTGAGGTTTGTAACAAACATAAACTATCACAATTCACTGGTTTATACTTTAGCTTAGCTAATGGTAAGGTAGAATCTGTTGAGAAATTTATGTTTGAATATGACGATAAGAAACTGTATAAAATGCTATAAATCAAGTGGTAATGGAAAGTTTTAAAGAAATGTTAACCAATCCTTGGTATGCTTCGATAGTTATATTTATTACGCAAGTTCTGTTTCTATACTTTAGGACCAAGAATATAATATACACCACAAATAATAATTTATTTGGTGCGATATGGACCAACAACTGCGTTGCATTGACTTGGTTGTTGTCAATGACCATCGGTATGAATTCAATGATTAGTGGTGAGTGGATGCCAATACTGGCATTTATGATAGGTGGTACAATGGGTACGATTTGGGGTATTAGGCAAGATAAAATAAAACATTAGATATGACTACATTAGAAACACTTACTCCAATGAGCAAAGATGATATGAATGCGTATCTAGTATCTATTGGTGGGTTGGTCCGTTCATATAGGAAAGATAAAGGCCCAATCCTTGATGCTAGTTATCTAGAGATATCTAGTGGGTGGTATTCAATTGTTAAAGAATTGATAGCCGAATTAATCAACTTAGGTTGGGACCGAGAGGTGATACAAGTAAAGGAGAAGTTTGGTGGATTACGATTCTATGTTTCAACCTTACCAGAAGGTGGTATTAATGTTATTAAAAAATATCAAGCTTTATCTAATAATATCTGTGAGGTATGTGGTAACAATGGTTCACTTAGGGGTGGTGGTTGGTTAAAAACGCTTTGTGATAAACATTCAGAAGGTAAAGAAGCTTTAAAAAAAACCAAATAAGTTTGGTACTTTAAACTATTATTAGTACCTTTGTAAAAACAAACATTATGAACTATACTGAAAAAACGTACAAAGAGGCTAGAATGGTAGCGGTATTAGCGCATTCAAATCAACGCTATGATGATATCTTTCCATACGAGAAACACTTGGATGATGTTGTTGATGTGCTAAAGCGTTTTGGTTTTTCTGGTAAGTATATTGTTGCTGGATACACCCATGATATTCTTGAGGATACAGGCTTCAGTTTTAGCAAACTGAAAAAATACTTTGGTAATGATGTTGCTGAAATGGTTTATTGTGTAACTGATGAAATTGGTAGAACTCGGAAAGAGAAAAAGGTAAAGACTCTTCCAAAAACCGCATCTAATCCAGATGCTATAATTTTAAAGTTAGCTGATAGGATAGCTAATATCGAACATGGTGGTAAGGTTGATATGTATGAACTAGAATACGCTGAATTTAGAGGTACGTTATACTTAGCCTCACCTAAAGAAGCTGTCCCAATGTGGGATTATTTAGATAAATTACTAAAGAAAGATTTGGTAGTCTCATTCTAATTACTTACCTTTGTATTACAACAAACGAAAAACATATGACAATAAAAGAGATTTTCGATGAAATTGCTGCTGAATCAAGCACCAATCAGAAACAAGCAATACTAACTAAGTATAAGGATAATGACCTACTTAAACAGGTATTATACCTAGCCAATTCTAAGCGCATAAAGTTTTATATTAAACAAATGCTACCGTACCTATCAAATGGTAAGAATATGCCCTTAGAATGGGCCTTAGAAGGTATCATGGATATTGCTAACCGAGAGGTAAGTGGTGATGCAGCTAGAGAATATCTAGCTAGTATTCAAGCTAGTCTATCAGCTGATGATGCTTATATCATCGAGCGTATAATTGATAAGGATTGCAAGATTGGTCTTGGCACAACCTATATGAACAAGGTATTCAAAGACTTAGTAGAAGAGACCCCAAA